GAGCTTACGGTAAAGTTCTACTTACAGCAGGGAGAGTAGTTGAGTTCAAAGTTACTAGAGCAAAGTTCTGGGATGGCGATGGCGGTACCAACGATGTAGAAGTTATGGGTAAAATCGAAATCACAAGAACACCTAGTGACGAATACAACGTTGCACTTACAATCACATTGTAATTATCTAACTGCTCTCATTAAGTGAGGGCAGATAGATGCTTATAAGAAGTATCACTTAAACAAAGGAAAAAAAATGACTGACTGGAAAAAAATACTAGCCGACAAAAAAGCAAGACTAGAGGAACTAGAAGTAATAGTAGAAAACCTAGAACACATGGACACAGTTGAAAAACTAGACAATCCATTTCTTGATGAAGATACTAATGACGGATGGGCAGAAAAATGTGAATATTGTGAAGAATATCTAAACGAAAACGAATTTGTATTCGAGAGTTTATTCAAAGGTGCTACATACTTCTGTGAAGAATCATGTGTTCTAAGAAATCTTAGGAACGAAATATCAATGCTTAAATTGACTATGCCTGATGTTGAAGAACTTGCTAACGCTGGAGAGTGATTATCTAACTACCCATCAACTCGGTGGGTAGATAGATACTTACACGAAGTATCGCTAAAAACGAAAGTAGGAAAAATGATTAACGCATTAACAGGAAATACATACACAGGTACAAACTATGAATTACTTGCAGGTCTAGGATTTGCAGATGGTCATAGGTTTTGCACTTTCAACCAAGCCATGAAATTAGGTATCAACCCTAAAGCTATGAAAGGTATCAAGAAAGTTGCAACCTTAAAGTTCTGTAAAGAAGTTGAGGATGTACTCGGCAAAAAAATACTTGATGTAAAATTCTTCAGCGTTTTTGATTATGAGGATATATGCAAAAGACAACGTGCATACGAATCAATAATACAAAGCAACGTTGCTTAGTAGCAAACTGCTCTTACATATAGTGAGGGCAGATTGGTACATAAGTACCACTTAAAAAAAGGAATAACAAATGAATAAAAAAACATTCAATCAAACACTAAACCAAATACAAAAAACATTAGTTGCTAATTACAGAAGCGTTAAAACTAAACAGCTTGATACAAGCAAGTTCAGATACGTTAATGATTTATCACACAATGTTAAAACAAAAAATTGGAATATTGATATTGATTACAATCAATCAGAAGTAAGTGGCTCATTAAAAAAAGTTAGTGACAGAAGTATGGGTATATATTTCTCTACTACTAGAGAAAACGCTAACCCTGATAGAAAATATAAAGCTATTACTGTTTTCAGCAACGATTATTACGAGTGTAAATACGACTACACAATAGTTGTTGATGTCAGTATCAATGGAGATAGTGTTGCACATTATAGAAAATTAGTTGACGGAGATGATTTAAGTAGAGAAATAATTAATTCTGCTTTAGGTAACAGCTGATTATCTAACTACCCATAAGAAATTGTGGGTAGATAGATACTTAGGTATCACTACAAACGATTGGAGAATCATGAAAGAATATACAGCTATCTGTGAATCAGATAACTTAATTCTAGGAAAAACATATTTAGGTTATGTTGAAAACAATACAGCCGTCTTAACTCATGTTGTGAGTGCAGATAGGCACGTACAGTTATCAGCACCTATTTATACAGTAGAAAATAATGTTGTACCAACTGGCAACACACAGACAGTAGGAATGACAGGCAAGTTAAAACCATACCCAAGACCACGTGGTCATTTAAGGTTTGTGTTATGAACAGGCAACAACGCAGGAGAGCTAAATCTAAGAAGCGTGGCTCTACACAAAAGAATCATCCAGTAGCTGTTAATAAGTTACAGGCAGAATCTTTTGAAAACGCTTTAATTAAAAAGATAAAGAATAAATTAAAAGAGGAACGTAATGAGAGTAATTAATTACTTTTTTAATATTTTGTTTTACTTAAAAAACTTAATGTTAAAAAATTACAACACGCCTAAAGAATTGAGAAAGTTCAGTTGCTTTATGTGTGGAGAGTATCATGTGTTCCCTATTACGAGCAGAGATTTTTTTGCTTGTGACAAATGCTATAAAACGTTAGGAGAAAAATATGGCAAAAGTATATGACGAAATACCAGAAGCAAGTGACCTTGTAAGAGATATTAACAGAAGTATCATGGACGAAGTTCTTGCTCCAATAGCAGAAAAAATAAGAGAGAATGACGAACAAGGGATTAACTCAAACAGAATATTGCATTCAGTTTATAGTGCAGTACACCATGAGATTATTAAAACCTTAAACGTTGTTTACGATTATCAACTTGCAATAGTTGATGCAGAAAATAAAGAGAAGCAAAACGAACTTCTCAAAGATTCAGCTGGAGGTATGTTCTAATGGAATATGCATTAATCGGTTGTTTATTTATATCAATCATGGCTACTAAATTCATTTGGGATTTAAGTGGATGGCTTGAAAAGAAAACACAACCTAAAAAAACTGAATCAGAACTCTGGACAGAGCAGTACGAAAAAGACGTACCGACTGTTTGGAAGTAACCCAACACGGCAATCGCTAGAACAAGTGTCTAGCGAGATGTCTATTACTTACCCTGTTTATGTACTAACACCCTAAGGTAGTAGGCATCTCGTTAGGCACACGCTTAACACTAATGAAAGAGAGGTACTCAAATGAGTGCAGAAGTAGAAACTATGTTTAGTGCTTTGGAAACTCCATGGCACAAACTAGGTACAGTAACCGATGGCGTACTAACTGCAAACGATGCGTTAGTTACGGCTGGATTAGATTGGAATGTAGAACTTAAAGATATGTTCTATGAAAATCAATCAATACTTGAAGATTATAGTATTAAAATAGTTCCAGATAAATATGCCGTTGTAAGAGATAGTGATAACTCTTGCTTAGGTACAGTCGGTAGTAAATATACACCACTACAAAATCATGATGCGTTCACGTTCATGGACAATATTGTAGATAGTGGAGAAGCCAAGTACGAAACTGCTGGTAGTTTATTTAACGGCAAGAATATTTGGATTCTTATGAATCTAGAAAACGTTGAGGGCATATCGCAAGTAGATGGAGATGACATTAAACCATATATGTTGTTATCCAACTCACACGATGGCTCATCAGCGTTGAAAGTAACCATGACACCAATACGAGTTGTGTGTAACAACACTTTACGTATGGCGTTAAAAGGTGCTAACCAACAAATATCAGTTAGACATACATCAGGTATATCTAACCAAGTAGATTATGCAAGACAATCATTAGGGCTTGTGGTTGATTATTACAGTTCTTTCCAAGAGCAAGTGGAGAGAATGATTAACCAAGAAGTAGCCGATGAGAAGTTCTACGATATTCTAGAAAAATTATTTCCTAGACCAAGCGATGAGGAAATGGATAAACCTAGAGTTGAAGCTAACTACAAAAATAAAATTGCAAACATCAAAAGCAACTATGTGCAGGAAACTCACGTAGGAACTGCATGGGGTGTTTTCAATGCATTCAACAGTTATGAGTTGTGGGATAAAAAAGTTAGAGGCAACGCTTTAGAGCGTCAAGCAAGTAACTTCATTCATGACAACCAAACTATAAGTAACAGAGTAAAAAGTTTACTCGAAGTATAGGAGAGCTATGACAGTATCAACTATTGTGTTTGAAAAGACAACGACTGTCTATAACAAACCCAAAGACGAATTAGTTGGTGTTAAAGAGATTGCAGAGTTGCTCGGTATTGACCGAGCGACTGTTGCATCATGGCGACATCAAGGCAGATTGCCAAATCCAGATTATAAAATTAGTGGTATACCAGTTTGGTTTGCCTGCGAAATTATATTTTGGGTACATCATAACGACTACATTAAAAACAGGTGTTCGATTGTACCACCTTTAATGGAGCAAGTATGAGTACAAAAACTAGAAAAACTGTATCGCATTTTAGGGGAGAAATCATACCAATTTATGTGAAGAATAAATCTGAACTAATAGCGTATGTTCTAAAAAGATACAGACACGAAGCACCGATTACAAATGCAGAGTTTGTATTTGACTTACGTTGTACAAGATTCGGTGGAGTTATTCACGACCTTAGAGCTGAGGGATGGGATATTTCAACAGTACAACACAAAAGTAATGGTAAGTTTGTTTACTACCTAGTTTCATCTCCAGATGATGACAACGGAGAAAACAGACTGCGATTGGTATAGGAGAAATAATGAGCAAAGAAAACCTAATAGTTGCACAATGTTGCTTTAAGGGTGCTATCGACTTAGCAGTAGCTAACAAGATAACAGTCGAGGAGATTAACAGCATGACTGCAACATTTACAGAAGCAATACTAGGCAAGTACGGAAACGGCATGGCTACGGAAGTGGCAACACCTGCGAAGCCAGTTTTTCAACCTAAGAAAAACTACAACAATGCCAACTCTGGTACGCCTAAAATTGGTAACCCAAATGAAGATGCTAGTGACAAGCAACTCTCATTCATTAAGAGCTTGATAAAAGAAATACCTGCAAGTGAGCAGGGTGCTTTTACTCAACTACTTGATGGCAAAGTTACTAAGGGTATTGCAAGTGGAATGATTGAACAACTAAAACAAAAAGTTGATGAGAGCGTTCCACCAACTGCTAAGACAGATACTGCTGATAACGTAGCACCTTTCTAAGTGGAAAGTAACAATATCAAGAGCGATATATATTTTGCTATTGTGCCTGAATGGGTAATTGACGCACCTATTTCGGCACAAGCCGTAAGATTATATTCAGTTCTTAATAGATATGCTAACAAGGATGACGCTACCTGCTTTCCAGCAATAAAGACTATTGCTAAACGTATGCACACATCCGATTCAACAGTTAAACGTGCTTTAAACGAATTAAAAGATATTAAAGCAATTCTAGTAGAGGCACGTTACAACAAAGCAACAGGAGAGCAGACCAGTAACTTATATACAGTTATGCATACACCTTCGTTCATATACGAGCCACCCCAAGTCAAAGATGACCTAGTGGGCAGTTCGCATAAGAGCTACAAATCAAAGCCAATTAAACAAAGCAAGTTTGCAGAGCAATATAAAGCCCTAACAGAAGCAATATATATGCCTGCAACAAAAGTTGAGATTGGTGGATTTAACAAGTGTGCGAAGCAGTTACAAGAAGCTGGAGCTACGTATGACGACATTATCGACCGAGTGCTTGTCTATCGTAAGGAATGGACTACAATGTCTGTTACACCTTATGCAATAGTAAAGCATTGGTCAATGTTAGGAGAATTATTACAGGAAAAACAAACTGAGCAACTACCTATGTGCGAGGGATTAAACCATTTACAAGTCCGTGACTTTGAAGATGGCTTTCAATATTGTGGTAGATGTAAAGTTGAATATCCTGCTAAGAATGCTTACATACCAAGTAGCTGACAAAGATTGGGGTATATGTGAAATAGAGCTAGAGGAGAACTCTAGACAGGTGCCTTTCGATGTATTATCATCATAAGCAATGCCTTAGTGAACATCACTAATCCCCAAACTCATAACCAAAATTTTTTAAAACTTCCATACATACATTTTCAATATCATCTAACTCAAAACTCACTATGCCTTTAGTAGTTCCGTCTGGCATACTTACCTGTATAAAAGGTTTACCCATACCACCAAAAGCCCTATGTGATACATCAGATTGTTGTTTAGATTTATAAAAAACAGTAGCTAGTGGATTTACTTGTTTACCAGCTTTAACCTCAACACGTAAACCAGTAGACCAATTCTCCTCGTGTGCGTCTGCACCATGAAACCTATTATTAGGTATATTTAATTTTTTACGAGCTAAGTTTTGCTTACGTCTACCTTTAGACCTATTCCTACGATTAATACAAGTCCTACAATCACATTTAGTTTTTAACTTATCTGTATTTGGACACTTACCTGCCATACGTTTTTGTGAGTTGGGTTGCCCCATGCCTTGCATACCAGCAGTTTTCCTAGCTTTATATTCAGAAAAAGATTCATCTGGTTGCCATTCGACATCAGCCATCTATTAACTTCTTTTCTTGCACTTTCAAACGCTTTAAATATTCAGAATCCATATCATCACAATTTTCCATGCGTGTTCTGTAATAACAAACAACCGAGATACGTTCAGCGTCATCACTATTGCTAATAAGTTTTGTATTTCCATGCCATTGATGAGCGTCAAATATTAACAAATCCCCATGCCCCATTTTAAAAGCAATTCTAAATTCTGGTAAGACCAAGTAGCCACCTTGCATATCTCCTTTTTTAATACAAGCTAGGGTAGATATACCCTCATCTAAATCTCCTTTGTCAGTATGTACACCAGTAGGATATGAGTTATTTACAGTTACAGTTGTGAATGGTGTGTTAGGAATAACCCAGTCATCATGAGTTCTATCAACAAATTCCATTTGTGCGTTATATCTATCTGGTGCTTTGTCTTTCATCTCATCTCCAATAAATTGAAATAATGGAAATAACTTTTTATATTCTTCAGTTTCTTTACCACTGTAAGCAGTTAACCTACAATATTGTTTTGCACCGACTGCATCAAAGCTACCAATAGTTGCACTTGCAATACTCTTAGCAGTAGCAGAACGTTTTCCCTCGCCTTTACTTATACGTGGAGTTCCACTAGCCAATCCCCTGTTATTAGTTTGATATTTTTTTAAGTCATGTAAAGTTTCATAAGATTCATCCATAATATCAGTAGGTATGACACCTTTTTGAAATATAGCAACAACACGACCATCAGTACCACGTATAGTGGTATCTTTATGAATTAACAAATTGTAATCATCATCAGTAAGAATCTTACCAATCTTTTGCTTCATTTCTTCTGGACTTATTTTGCTACGTAATCTTATATCTATCATATTTGACCTCTGTTACAATCATAGCAAAGTTCGGTCTTGCCATCTAATATTTTTACTTGGTCACAATTTGAACAACGATTATCCCTGCCCACCAGTATCTCTCCATCCACTTTCATCTAGCACTTTATTTATAGCTATATCTATAAACTGTCCACGCAGTTCTCCAAAGATTGCATCAACAACCTCAATAAATTCTTCCTGTGTGTATTTACTTATATCAATTTGTTTTATTAGTTCTATAAGTCTTTCAACCATTTAATAACTTCCTTTCAAGTATGCTTTTTTCCATTGCACCCTAACATCATATCTTTCCTCAAGACCTGTCCATGACTTAGACTTTTTCTTTACAACCTTTACAAATGGATAATGGTTTTCCATAAGTTGAAATGCAGATTCTTTCTGCAACTCATAATCCCTGTAAGACGAGCATCCACCTGTTGCATTACTATTCGATTGTGTGTGTGCAAATTCTGTGTTCATAACTGTTTTATATCCGTGTCTAATAACTTTTAGAGCAACATTAAAATCTTCC